ATTATCTGCCGCTGTTAGAAAAAGTGCAGGAGCAGGGGCAGGAGCAGGGGCTGGAGCAGCAGCTGCAAGTGCATCAAGAAAACGGAGTCGTAGTCGCTCACGTGCATCTCAAGTGAGAGTAAGAGGTGGCGGAAAATCTAGAAAATCAAAAACTCTCTATCGCCGCACTCGCAAACTACGTCACAAATGATTAATCCTCAAACATCTTATTTGCAATTCCATTCTGGAACCTCAACCATTTCATATTAACAACATAGACTACAACTTCCCATTCTTGATCATTTGCTCCTCCAGGAGGTCTGACAACAAGAGTTAAACGGACACTCTGACTTCTGCTCGCGTTCAATGTTCCTGACGGCTGATGCTCACCTGGTGATCTTGCAAATGAATATCCATAAATAAAGGACGAATATGGTACAATTCCTCCTTTATGAACCCTCGCAATGTGTTGGCGAAACCATTCTTCCTCCTTATTAACGATTTCAATTCCATTAATCTGTAGAGATGCACTAACTAGGAACGGTGCCAAAGGATTATAGGTCGGATCTAATTCTGCGCTTGTAACCTGACTGTAATTTGTCCATTCATTGTTATTTATAACTGCCGCCTTTCTCCTCAAAAACCAGATAATCTCCTCCATCGGATGATTTGCCTCCAACGGAAGTTGAATTGTAATTGTATCAGCAGTTGTCTTATTTGCAGTGTATTTCAATGGTTCTGAAAAAGGAAATGTCTGCAGGCCTCTATGAAGAATTTCAAACGGCTGGCGTAGCATCTTATCACGAATATCTCCATTCAAATATGCCCCATAAGTGATAAGTTGCACTTCATCAAACGCTGGAGGATCTGCAGCGGCAACAATACTCACATTCGGTAATCCAGGGGCCGAATTATCTTTAAAAACAAATGTCTTTCCTAACGGTGTATCATCACAAGAACTTCTTACACCTGATTGAATTCGCACACAGTCCTTGAATTGTCTTAGAGTAATATGAATACGTACTGTTCCTTCACGACATGCAATTAACGGAAAGGCCTCCTTTAACTTCGTGCGACTGAAGAAAAAAGGGATTAGGCAATGCACTACACCGCCTTCAGTCTGAAAAGGACGAGATTGTGGCCATTTATCAGATGCAAGTCTAGGCCATGTAAATGCACCATAGGCATCTGGACTCACAGCAACCTGTGAATTCAATTCAGGAAAAAGTCTGCTGAATACATTTGCAAAATCTCCATCCACTGTTTCAACAATTTGATCCTCAATTTCAAGTTCAGCCTTTTCTAAAAGTACGGTTCCAATTGAATTTGCATAGTACCAAGGATTCTGGGCTGGATTTGTTGCATATGTATAACGACCTGATTGAAGTCGCAGAATGGTTGTAGGATCTAGCCAATGACCGAGACGAACCTGAATAAAAACTGCAAAAAGTAGATCACCGCAACTTGTTGATCCAACGTCAAAGGTAAATCGTTGGCCAAATGCGGCCGGGCCACGGAAGGGGAAATTCTGCACTGCAGGTGCAAATGGACGATTGCGACGATCTTTTTCCCTGGTGAAATAGCTTTGCTGACTTGTAAGCGGTGTAAAATAATTGTCTTGACTGTCACGATCTGCTAGATCTAATAGGGTCGTAATATCGCCACGAGGTATGGATGACATCTGCCTCTCTTCTAAAAAGACTTATGTCTTTCTATAAATATCCTCTGAAACGTTAATCGTCTGAATTGTAAAAAGATCATCCACCTTTTTTACTCGTTTTAAATAAACTGTTCCTTGTAAAGTTAAGGATGCTGGTGGCTTCCAGCTCAAGGCCTCCAATAAACTCTCAAAAACCGCCAGGATTTCTGAATAATTATGAAATAAAATAAAATATTCCTTCATTTAGCTATTCGCTATGGCTGCTAAAGTCAAAGAATGTTTCATATGTTTTGAAGCGAAGACATGTATGAATTTCACTCTCTGTACCTGTAAAATGGATCTATGTTTTGAATGTTTTTGTAAATGGAATGATAAAACATATCCTATATTACTCTGTCCCGTCTGCAGAACCCACTATGGTGACATTCGTCTTTTAAGATTACCTCATTCATCTTTTCATGTTACTCTTGTACGTTTATATAATAGAGAATCTGATGAAAATGTAGATGAATATCTTCAACTCCAACATCCCTTGAATAAATTTCGTATTCTTTTAATCGGATTGATTGTAGTTTTTTTTATTTGGCTGGGCTTAAATTTGAAGGCTGCAAGTTTGATGTAAAGTGTATAAAAAATGAATACTCCTATGAATACGTTTGCAGCTTTTGCACTTACGAGCACTGGTCTTCTGATCTTCTATGCTACTTATATTATGACATCTGTTTTCAAGTTGAAGGCTCCTGTCTATCATGTTTATATGGGGACTCCAGCTCATTCAAATTATCTGGATAATTATAATGAGGATGAAGAAGTTAATGATGAGGAAGAAGTTAATGACGATGTAGAGATGGATGAGGGAGGAGAAGTTGATGAGGGCAAGGAAGATAAAAGTGAAGGAGAAGTTGATGAGGAAGTTGATGCAGATGATGAGGGAGAAGTTGATGAGGGAGAAGTTGATGCAGATGATGAGGGAGAAGTTGATGAGGGAGAAGTTGATGAGGAAGTTGATGCAGAGAATGCAGATGATGAGTCAGAGGATCTAAATACCGACTTTACTCCTGTTCTGCCTCTTACTGCTCCTGCTCCTGTTCCTGCTCTTACTCCTCTTACCGATTGTCCTTTAGAGGATGATATTCGCTCACCTGCCTATGCACAAATTCTTGAGGAGACAAAGAATTTCATTGACCAGGAGCAGCTTGATAATCGTCTGAAGGGATATGTCATGAATGGAGATCTCATTAATCTTGCTAATCAGTCTGACCTTGAAGCTCTTCATGATAAGTTAAAGAGGCTTACTGCCATTACAGAGGCACAGGATGATCATATGCTCTTTATGAAGAAGCAGCTAACTTCAATTGAATTCCATGAGTCTCAGATCAAGGCACTTGCAGGAACTGTAAGTAGGATTGATTCACTTGAAAAGGATCAGAGTATCTTTGATGAACAGGCAACCTCAAAGATCAATGATCTTTCTGCAAGGCTTAATAATACTTCACAGACGCTTGATTCATTTCAGCAGAGGATAAGTGCGTTGGATACTATTGTAAAGAATACTGCCAATTTGGTTACAACGATCAGTGGTGATAATCCACTGTTTAAGAATGATCTTGAAACTCTAAAGACTTCCCTTGAAAGTCTCAAGAATGCAAGTACTCTTCAGACTATGAAGAATCAGGCATGGGAGGGAACATCCAAGTGGAAGAAGGATGAATATGGCCTCGTTTCATGTGGAGGTAGTCTTCTCATTACAATTGTCAAGAAGAAGGCTATGACCGCTGCTGAAAATGAACTCTGGGCATCCTGGACTGGACAGAGTGACCATACGACAGCGAACCGCGATAGCTATCTTGGACTATCAGATGAAGAAGGATGGTATATCTATGAAGATCAGAGCCCTAAGACTGCAAAGAAGCTCTATATCAAGAATGACTGGGACTTCTCAGTTGATATTAATTTCACACTGACATTTAATGAGGCTGCATATGTTCCAAATAAGAGTATCTGCTTGAATATCTTGAAGACGCTCTATAATCAGAAAGCGATTCAGTGGAAGAGGTTTCTGGTTCCTTCTGCTCTGTAAATAAATGGTGAGAAATATATGATTATAAATAGATAAAAATTTTTTGTAAAGAATAAGTAGATGTCTGTTAATTCTTCAGTTTTAAACAGACCAATGGATAAAGATGATATTGAATTTTATATCGCGGCAGGAAATGTGGAAATGGTAAAAGAATTTATAGAGAATCCATTTAATATTGTGAATATTGAATTAATTGCATATACAAAAATGCAACTAATGCAAATTGAAAAAGATATAGAAGAAATGAAAGATAATGATAATGACCATCCAAATTTTATTAGATTGAGAGATAGTATTATAGAAATTTATAATTTATTGTTTGAACGGTATAGCGAGACATGCCTTATAAGAAAAAAATATAATAAAACGCAAGGAGAATTGTATAGTAGAGGACCAGTAGCAGGACCAAATATAGTCGGTGAATCAAACGTTGAAGGTGTTCCTGAAGAGTTTCGTGATCCATTTGGTCCTCCGAATCCAAATAATCTGCATCACGGGCCAATTAGTAGAAAGCGGAAATCTAGAAAGTCCAGAAAGTCCAGAAAGTCCAGAAAGTCCAGAAAGTCTAGAAAGTCTAGGCGGTAGGATTTTCAATAATGTATTTATTGAAAAGAGTTTGATGTAATACATATATTTCAGGTCGCGTTGCTCCTTCTTCAAGTCCATACTTCTCAAAGACTCTGTAGGCAATCCAACGATCAAATGTAGGTTCCTTATTCTTTTTATAAAGATCTTCAGCGGCTTCTTGCCATGTAAATCCCTTTTGCTTATACTGAGCAATATACATATCAATACGTTCTTTTTCTAGAATGTCATGTGCATGTTTTACTGCATGCATTTCGTGTTGATTTTCATGAAGTCTGCAGAATATTCTATTGACTGATCCTGTATCTTTATTACAGCGCATTCTA